ACTTCTTGCGACGGTAAACCAGCTCAGACTTGGATTCTTTGTGAATCACATGGTAGCAATAGTCACCACGCTTGTGGTCATACACGGTCGCCTCAAGCAGCTCGATGTCTTCGGTCGGCTTGTCTGCAATCTTGCGCGCCAGGTCAGCGCCGATGTTGGCGTCTGGCCACTGGCGCTGAATGCTCTCACCCTTCATTCGCAGACGACGGTAGACATTGTCCACCTGGCCATTCGCGCCCTCTTCATAGCTCACCAAGAACAGCGGCACGGGGATGAAGTTGATCGGGTTTACATCATCACCAGGCTGCACCATCATCGCTGCAGTGCCAACAGCCAGGTCGAGCAAGAACTCACCCATGGCGATGTCAAAGTTTGACTGGCGCAGCGTCGCAAACATCTTGTCGCCATACAAATCAAGAATGGCCTGCGCTTGTGGGCGTCGCTCAAACGGGATGTCCAAGCCGGCATCAAGGCGACACCACTTGCGCTGTGGTGGAAATACAACAGACTGCAAGCGGTTGGCAAAGCGCTGGGTTGAGTTGATGGCGGTCGAGTCAAAGACGCGCTGCATCTTCTTGCTGCCAGTGCTGCCACCTTCCCAGATGCCATACAGCTGGCGCTGTGGCAGAGCAAACTCATATGCGTCTTGATAGAGCTGTTGAAATTCGTCTTTCTTTTTCTGCGCCAGGTCTTGACGCTTGATGATCTGCTCAACAGTTAAGCGCATGCCACCGGTTGGTTTAGTCGTCGCCATTTTCTTTTTCCTTTGCATCTGTAATCGGGCCACCTGGTTCCCATGTGTCGCATGTGCGCGAAGCCGTGCATGGAATATCCCACTCGGTGCAATAGCCACCGCCATCACCGGTGTCAACCCATGACGGGTCCACCTCTGGCGGTGTCACTTGCTCATACTTCTTCATGCAGTCGTCAATGAATTTTGTTTTGACATAGTGGCCACAGTTGCCGCATAGCATTTCGCGTGCTGCATATTCGCTGACATTCCACACCGCAGTCTTCTTCAACCAGAAAAACATTTCTGGTGCGCGTGGATTTGCCGGACCAAGGTTAGCTTTGACGATGCAGACGCGGTGATTGCGAATGCTCATCTGCTTGTTGCGCAACACCTCTGGGCATTTGCCCTCTGGCATCATCTCTTCGGCATCATCTTCAAGCTCGACATTTTCGAGCATTCCTTTGGTTGCCATGGTCAGACCTTTGCTTCTTTCATCAATCCGTCTTTGCGCGCAGAGCGCTGCTCAGACAAACCGATTGCGATTGCTTGCTTGCGGCTCGTAACCTTTTGGCCAGAGCTTGACTTGAGCTTTCCTGCTTTGTACTCGCTCATCACTTTTTCGACTTTGTCTGTCTTCATCATCCAACTCCCAGTGTTTGTGTTGTGCCAAGCGAGCCGCCAGCGCTCATGCCACCGCCATAGCCAAGCGTTTGTGGTCCACCCGATGCGGTTGCAGCTGCCAGCAGTGGCCTGGCCACAGTGCTGCGCGCAGCCTTCTTGCGTGCGACTTCTCTCTCAGCACCGGTGCGCTGAAAACCCTCAGTCTCAGTGCGTGTCTTCTCTGCCTGGGCAGCGGCTCTCTCTTCAAATGCCTTCTTCTCAGCGGCCAATCGCTCTTGCTCTGCCTTGGCTTGTGCGGCCATAGCTGCGGCTTCCTCTTGCATGCGCTTTTGCATGGCCTCGTAGTCGGCCTGCTGCTTCAAAATCACATCACGCTCTTGCTGTGCCAGCGCATCAAGCTCGGCCTGGGCCTTGGCAAAGGCTTGCTCATCAGCCAGGCGCGCTGCCTCGGCCTGCGCTGCAGCGGTGCTTTGCTCTTGCAAGAATTTTGTGATCTCAGTGTCAGCAATGCCAGCGCCTTGCATGGCGATCACAGCATTTTTGTAGACCGGATCAACAGTGTTGGGGTCAACCTTTGCAGCAGTTGCCGCTGGCGCGGCTGGCGCTCCACCTTCAACCTGCAAACCAATAGGGATTGGCTGGCCGCTGGCCACCATCTGGTTGTATTTTTCTTGCGATACGGTTGCGACAGCCATGGCTTACGCTCCAAGCAGGGTTTTTTGCTGCTCTTGTTGAGTGATACCAAGCTCTGGGTTGAGTCGAGCTTCAGACAACAGTGAGCGACGGCCACTGCGACGGCGTGCAGTCATCTGCGCAGACTCGCGCTGTGCCACTTTGCGGCGCTCTTCTTCAAGCGCTGCGGCTTGTTCGCTGGCCTGCTTCTCCATTGTGAGCTTTTGCTCTTCGTATTGTTTTTGCTGCTGCGCGAGCTGGGCTTGTGCCAGGTCAGCAGCCGATCTCTGCTGTGCTGTCAGGTCTTGCATCAGCTTGGCCTGCTGCTCGGCACTGAGTTTGGTCTGCTCAAGGCGCGCAGCTGCGTCGGCTTTCTGTTGCTCAAGCGCTGACGACTGCAGCTCGCGTGCCTTTTGCGCTTCAAGCGCTGTGGCCTCACGGCTTTTCTGCGCCTCAGATGCGGCTTGCTCACGGGCTTTGCGCGCCTCTTCAATGGCTGTCGCCTGGGCTTGTGCTGCCTGCTCGCGTGCGAGTTTTGCGTTGTCAATAGAAGCGCGTGTCACATCAACACCAGCGCCGATCTTTGCGCCTTGAATTGCTCCAGCAGGACTACCACCGCTCGCAACATAACCAATACCTGCACCAATGATCGTTCCCGCAAAACTCTTGAGAGACAAGAACTCAGCCTCGCCAGTCTCTGGGTTTTTGCTGTTTTTCTCATGGCCAACGGTGTAGTTGTCAATGCTTGTGCCAAGCGCCTCAAAACCCTGGGCCAATGCCTTACGCATCTCTGGATTGTTGGCCAATTCAACCGGCACAACAATCTCGCCCTTGGCCACATGCGCCATCATGCTGTCATTGCCACGGCCATCAGCTGCAGCCTCTTTCAACAACGCACGCTTTTCACGGTTCTTCACAGTTTGTTTCATTTAGCACCCCAGCAGTTCAATTTCAACCGATTCTATTGGATTCTGTACAACGCGCAATGGTATGATATACGCAAGATATACATCAACCAAACACATCGAAGTCAAGGCTGGCCACGGTTTGCTGCATTGGCCGGCCACCGAGCTGGTGGGTGCGGGTCATGCGGTTGTATTCACCACCGCCCAACATCAAGTACCCGAATGAGTCACCAATGTGTGAGTGTTCGTTCTTGTTTGGTGCGTCCCTGAAGCGTTCTTGGCCAGCGCCGACCGCCACGCGCTTGAAGTGATACCCACCGCCCAGCGCTTTGCGCAGCAGTTTGCACTCGCGGTTGACAATCAGCCCTGGCTGGCCCTTGATCAGCCGCTGCATGGGGGCTGCAGACGCCTCGCGACGCACTTTGAAGTCGTTGCTCGCGGTCGGCTGCGCACGCAGGCCCAGTGTTCGCAGGAATTCAAAGGCAGTCACCTCATAAATGGCGTCACGCGCCTGGCCAGCGGGGTCACCCCACACCAAAACCTGGTGATTTGGGTAGCGCTGGTTCAACTCGGCCAGCAGCTGCATGCCAAAACGCTCAAGGCCCATGTCAAATGTCACAATTTCCTGGTGAATTTGCCACTGGCCATTGGGCATGCGCTGGCCAATGGTGGCCGCAGGCGTCAAACCGAAGTCAAGACCGATCTGAATCGGCACGGTCGGGTCAACAACAGTGTCGCCAGACATGGTCGAGTCGTCATATTCTGGCCAGACGGGTCTGCCCTCTTGCACATAGGTGTATTCGCCACCGGCATAGCACCTGATCCAGTCCAAATTCTTGCCAAGCAGCATCTGCGGGTAGTACCCAGATGGCAGGTTGTTCAAATTCTCGGCCTTGGGGTTGATCTTCCACCACTTGCCGGCGCTGAAAATGTGGTCGTTGGCCTCTGGCATGTCAGGCAAGTCGTCGGTGTCCACGGCCACCACACCGCCAGGCTGCTTCCAAAACTTCCAAGCATACTTGCCAGTCATCTTTTCCTTCTCAGCCATGTTGTGCCACCAGTGGTCATCGTCCATCGGGTTGGTGTCCATCAAGATGCCGTGCCAAGTCGCACCGCCATCGCGTTTTGTTGGGTATCGGCCAACGCGGTGGGTCAGGCCGTCGATCACAGCCTTTGGCAGCTCACGCGCTTCGTTGACCCACGCGCCTGAAAGCTCAAGCGACAGCAGCTTGCGCACATCTTTTGGTTGATCCAGGGCCAAGAAGATCACCTCAAGGTCCAGGCCAGGCGCACCGTCGCGCTCTGGCAGCCGGATGTGGTGGGTGATTGGTGGCGTCCACAACATCGGGCCAAATGTTGACTCAGGGAACAGGTCCAGCCAAGTCTTGATGGTGGTGGTCTTCAGCATTGGGTAGCTATTGCGCACCACGGCCCAGCGGCTGTATCTGATGTTGTCAATGGGCGACGGCTTTTGCTGCACGGCCTTGATGAAAATTTTGCCGCAGCACCCGTATGACTTGCCGGACCCCACCGGACCCATCAAGCCCTGCACAAAGGCATTGGATTGAATGAAGTCGTAGATCACCGGCGACTGGCTGAAGTCGAGCTTTAGACCGGTTGGCGCAATGGCCTTGTCACTTTGTTCTTTTGTTCTTGCCATTTTTGTCTTTCTTTGCAGTTAAGATTTTCATCAGGTCATCAACATGGAAACGCCTGGGATCGCCAGCCAGCAGCGCAGACTTCTCGCTGACCGGCACGCCCAGCGATATTTCACGGCCCTTGCCACGCATGTCGTTGACCACCTTGCTCTGCGACTTGCTGTATGTCGCAGCCTTGTTCAGCTCGGTCCAGTCAATCGGTGACTTGTACGCAGGGTTGAACGGCGACAGCGGGTTGTCAGAGCGCTTGGTCATGCAGCTCAATCGCTTTCTTCAGATAAACGGCTTGATCAAGACACTCTTCGTAGGCGTGCTGCAGCCAGGCGCTGAATATGGCAGGGTTGTCAGCCACGCTCATGCCGTACTTGGCCAGGCCCAGCTGCTGGCGCTGTGCAATGTCAGCGCAGACCTGGGCTTCGATGCCAGTGGCCACTGGCTCGCGCTTTGGTTGTTGGTGGGTGTCTGCAAAAATTGCACAAACCTTTTCCGTGAAATCCTTGAAAGGTTGGAAAACCTCTGGCGGGGCGACCTCAATTGGTGGCGGCTTCATGCCAGTTAGCGTCCCGATGAATTCAATCGACGCCGCAAGGACTGCATCCTTCTTGAACGCCACAGGCTCTTGCTTATCTGCCTCTGCAATGGCGTGCTGTTCAAGCTGCTCAATAGCCAACTTAGCCAACAACTTGAACTGACCACACCAAAAGCGTGTCTCAGAGTTTTTGTCATGCCGTTCATTTTTCAATGCGTTTTCAAAAACGCTTCGGATTGTCTCAGTCTTCATTCTGCACCCCTTGCTTGGTCCGGCGAGATGACATTCACATCAATCACGCTCGGTTTGTCATTGCCATCATCTGGGTTGTCCAGCAAGCCACTGGCCTTGGCCAGCAGACGCAGCACACCCACCTTGTCAT